GTCTTCCTCGCAGGTCGAGCGCTCGACGAAAACCGTGCAGCCTTGCGATTCGAGGAAGGCGCCAATGCCTTCCATGACGCCGTCGCGCGAGTCCGCCTGTGCCCGGGCGCCGGAAGCCTGGTATTTGCCGATCAGGGCGACGTGACGAAAGCGAGAGGTCATATCTCACAAATTACAACATCAAAACCTTGGCCATCTTCTTGACCATGCGGGTTTTGCATGCGCTGTCGCGCTCGGATTCGAGTGCCGCCACCACGATCCATTCTTTCGGGTCTTGGCCGAGTTCTTCGGCCAGCGCTCCGGCGATTGCGGGGCTCAGATGGCCGCGTGCTTTCGCCGTGTGGAGTGCACCTCTTGAGAGCTTCAGTTTTTCGGTCCAGAAGGGGGCCGGTTGCTGGGCGAGGGCGGCATCTAGCAGATTGATTGTGGTTTGCATATCAGTTAATGCCTACATGTTGTAATCATGCCTACAAGGTGAAGTTATGGTACTTCCTGCCTTGACTACAAGGTGTAGGCGCGGGCGTAATCCTGTTTGACTACATGTTGTAGTCAATCTTACAGGAGCCACCATGATCAAAGTCTCTGTCACGAGCACCGCAGTCCGCCGGATGACGGGCAATGCAAAAGCCACCGGCAAGCCCTACGACATGTCTTTTCAAGACGTGTGGATGTTTCTCTCGGATCGCGAAGGCAACCCCGATCCGCACCCTACCAAGGTGGAAGTTTCGTTGCCCAAGGACAAGGACGGCGCTGCGCTGTTCTACGCCGCTGGTGACTACCTCCTGCACCCCTCCAGCATCTACGTCGATTCCAAGGGCCGTCTCTCGGTGGCTCCGAGGTTGGCGCGCGTTGCACCGGCTCCCAAGTCGAATAGCTGAAGGGGTGCACCATGCAATCGCGTGATGCGATGCAGGCCGCTCGGCTCGCGCAACTGGAGGGCGCTGTCCTCGGGCTGATGCGCGATGCCGAGGCTGATGGCCTCGATGGTCTGTCCATCGAAGTGACCGCCGATGCAGGCCAGATCGTGATCGATCTGAGCTACACGGCCAACGGTGTTCCCGTCTCTGGGGAGTCGCTGTGAAGCGGCTAACCATGAGCAGTTTGCGGGATGCGTCCTGCATCGTCTTGAACATCGGCTGTGCCAGTGTGCTTGTGATGTTCGCGGCTCTTTGCGCTGCCGATCTTGTTCAGCGAGTTTCGGACATTGGTGCGTATCAGCAGATCGCCATCGACTGCGTGAGGTCGCTGTGAGCACGCATACCACTCTTGCTGAAATGGCGTTGTCTGTGCCGCGCGTCAAGCGCTCGACGCCCGAACAGTTGCTGCTCGACCTGGGCGAATGTGCCCGTGATGCAGTCAATGCATCGGTCGAAGCTGTCCACCGCGCGAACGATCTTGTTCGCCTTTATGCGCGCCATTCCGGGCTCACTGAAGAGCAAGCGCATCACGTGCTGTTCGCTCCTGGCGGTGTGAAGGAGAAGCGGGAATGAGCGCCTACGCCCGCAACTTCCTCCGCCTTCGGTACTACCTCGAAGGCCTCGATGGCGGCGCTCAGCGTTCGCTGTCGCAGTACGAGCAGCTTCTTGCATCCAACCTTCGCGCCCAGGCTGCGCAGTTGATCGAGGCCACGCTGTGACGATCACCGTCTGGTTTCCTCGCTTCCGTGGCCTGGGTACGCGCGTCTGCTCGTGCATGCCTGAAGCCCGTGCCTATCAAGCCTGGCTTAAGCAGCTTGGCGTTACCTCCGTCATTGAGGTCACGGCATGATCTTCTATCTCATCTGGTGCGTGTGCTTTGCGTACGTCATTTTGAGGTGGCTGGCATGAGCTACCTCGGCGTACGTCAACACGAAGTCAACGCCGCACGCGCATCCTCCATGGAAGCGCTGCGCGCGTTCTCGCAGCGTCAAACTGCGCGCGAAATGGAGTCCGTAGAAGCGCGCGTAGCGCGCGGGCTTGTCTCAGTATCAACAAGTGGTTTTGCTGCTCTCCCTACCGCTATGCGGTGGGCAGAGCAGTGCATCACCATCGACCGGCGCCAGTCGCGTGTCACGCGGCTGCGCAAGGGCGTTGGTGTCGGCGCGAAAGCTCTGCTCAACCTGGGCGAGGGTCCTTGCGAAAACAACGTGATGGTGACGCTCACCTACGCGGGCGACAACAGCGACTGGAAGCCGCGGCACGTGTCCGACTACATCCGCAAGGTGCGTGAGTGGTTCAAGGACCGTTGCCCCGGCCACCGTCTGCGCTACGTGTGGGTTGCTGAGCTTCAGCAGCGCGGCGTCATCCACTACCACGCCGTCTTTTTCCTGCCCGCTGGGGTCCGCATGCCTCAGGCCGACCGTAAAGGTTGGTGGCCCCACGGGATGACCAACACGCTCAAGGCGACCGCGCCCGTTGCGTACCTCATGAAGTACGCCAGCAAGGTCGAGAGCAAGACCATTGGAGGGTTCCCACGTGGTTCTCGCATCTACGGTATCGGGGGCTTGGATGCTCCTGGCGCTGCTTTCAAGCGGTGGGTTCTTTGGCCTGCTTATGTGCAGGGCAATGCTTCGGTCACCGACCGCTTCCGACCTGCGCCGGGAGGCGGCTATCTCAATGCTCAGACCGGCGAGTTTCTCGCGTCTGAATTCGCACCAACAGGCGGCGGTTTTTCGAGCTTTATCCGAGTGCGGACTACCCCACGGACTGTCGATGCAGCAGGCCCGTTTTCGTGGTGGGCACGACCCGATGACAAGCCTACGGTGCATTGAGGAAAAGCGATGACTACCGATCAATTCGCAACGCTCATGGACGTCATTTACGCCGTCTCGACCGTGATCACGTTCGGCCTTGGCTACCTCGCAGGAGACACCGCATGAAAGCCCGCATCACCGCATGGATCGTGGTGCTCGGCGTCGTCTGGGGCGCCTGGCACCTGCTCGGCAAGTGGAAGAACCCGTGGCAGGCCGCTGTGCCTGTCACCGCCGTCATGCCCGCCATGCCTGGCTGTTCGAAGGAGTGCACCGAATGACGATGGTTGGCGCATTCCTGCTCGCGTGGATGACGGGCTATGTCCTCGGCTGGAAGGTGAGGGCGATCAAGCGAACGCTGTACGCAGCCTGAAGTTTCAGCGCTGAGCCCTGCGTGCAGGGTTCAACGCCGCAACGTCGCGGTGTCAATGGAGTAGAGAGAAATGAACAAGCAATTTGCACGCTTCGGTGCTGGTGTCGCAACCCTCGGCGCAGCCGCCTCGTCGTTCGCTGCTGATCCGGCAGATGCACTGGCTGCTGTGACCTCGCTGAGCACGAGTTCGACCGGTTTCGGCCCCGTTATGTTCGGTCTGGCCGTCACGGTCGTCGGCATCATGATCGGCGTCAAGTGGATCAAGCGCGCTCGCGGCGCGGCCTAAGCATCAGCCTCGGGCTTTTTCTGCTGTGCACCCTTCGGGGTGTGCAGTGGTAAACGTCTGGAGCCACTATGGACCGCATTGCGCTTGCCTTCCTCATCCTGGCCCTCGCGGCCTGTGCTGCCACCAACCGCCCGGGCGATCCCTTCAAGGATCGCATTCGTGCCTGTGGAACGGTGATCGGCACTTGCGGGAGCCAGACGTGGTGAAGCTTTTGCGTGTGGTCTTTCTGGTGGGTTTGCTGCTCTTTTCGGCAGCATCCAATGCACTCGTTCCGAAGGCTGCGCAGTATTACAACAATGTGCAGGGTAGTGCAGTGTTGTATGCGACTGCTCAACTCGCTTGTACTGTGCTTCAGCCTCAAGCGACTCAATATTTTCATGACAATATAGGCGGCAGTGGGGCGTTTCTTTCTGTGATAACGCCAGTCGGTGCTGGTAGCACGAATCCTTGTATGTGGCAGGGTCCGTCAGGCCCTGTCGGGTATCAGGCTGTGATCAGTACAGGTGCGTCTTACTGTCCTGCCAATAGCACGGCTGTCACTGACGGCTGTCAGTGCAACACCAACTTCGACGAGAGTGCTGGGCAGTGCGTGCCGCATGTGAACCAGTGCACATCGAAGACGGGGCAGGTTGGCATTTTGAATTGGACTGAGGGCTACACGCGGACGCCGGATGAGGGTGATCGTCAGGCAGTCGGTCAGATCATGTCGCCCCCTCCGAGTGGCGAGGTGTGCGACAGTGGTTGTGCGGTGTCGTTGCAGACCAGCGGGCCCGGCGTGCAGCCCTACGTCAGTCAACAGCCCACGGCCAATGGGCTCTACCGGCGTTCTGTCGATTACCCCAGTCTCGGCCTCGGTAGGGAATGCACCATGGGCGCTGCTGATGCTGGCGCGAAGAAGGATGCGCCGCCGCCGGATTGCCCTGGCTCTGTTGGTGACCTTGGCAACGGTAAGCCGGTGTGTGTTGGTACGGCTGCGAAGCCAATCGCGCCGACGCCTTTGGGTGCGGCTCCTGGCGCTACTCCGATTGCGGGTAATCCTGCTGCGGGATCAAAGCCGCCTTCGGGGGAGGGTTCTGGCACTGGCAGCGCCGGACGGACGCCTACCACTGGTAGCGGCACGGCGTCGGGTGGTGGTTCTGCTGCTGGTGTGGGCGGCAAGGGTGGCGGTGCCGGTGGTACTGCTGCTGGCGTTGGTGCTGGTGGTTCGGGTACGGGTGATGAACCGCACAAGCCCTGCGGTGGTCCTGGCGAGCCGACCTGCAACGTGAAGGTTGACGAGTCTGGTACGCCTGCCTCTGCTTCGTTCGATACGGCTAATGCAAAGATGACTGAGACCAAGGGTAAGAACGAAGAGCAGTTGGCGAAGGCGGCGGGTACTTCTGACAAAGGTTTCTTCGAGCCCATCCGTTCGATGTTCTGGGCACCTCCCGTTGCTGCGTGCGAGACCTTCGATCTTCCGCAACAGGTTGGCGGCTTGAAGCTCGATGCTTGTGGTGTTGTCGATGGTGTGCGCAATGCCATGGCCCTTGTGTGGGCTGGTGCTGGCCTGTTCTTGTGCTTGGGAATGATCAAGAGGAGTTTCTGAAATGCCTTTGCTTGCTGCCTTCATCGGTTCCCTCGCGTCTGGCCTAGCGACGTTGTTCGCCACACAGATGGCCTACACAACTGCGCTCAAGCTCGCGGCCTACGTCACGTGGATCACGGTAGCTGGTGTCTTCATCGCTTCGGTCTTTGTGTGCTGTAGCACCCTCTACGGCATGCTAGGTAGCGTCAGCATCGGCGCAGGCTGGACCCGCTATCTGTGGATGGGCCTCGGCATGTTCATTCCGCAGAATGCCGGTGCCGTCATGGCCTGCGTTGCCTCGGTCTGGATCGCTTCCAGCGTCTGGAAGATTCAGCGCATTGGCATTGAGAATTTCTCGAAATGACCGACTACGCGTTGACCGGGAAGAAGGGCACCGGCAAGAGCAAAAACGCCGTTCGCTTGTTTCGTGACCGCTACCTGAAGCGGAAGCGCCGTTGTGCGACCAATCTCGATATCGACCTCAAGGCCATGTTCGGTGTGCACTCGAAACAGACCTATGTTCGTGTACCCGACAAGCCAACGGCTTTTGATCTGCTTGCGGCTGGTCATGGCAATCCGGACAGCTATGACGAAGATTTGAACGGTGGGCTCTTCCTCGATGAAATGGGGACCTGGTTGAACACGCGTACGTTTGCCGACAAGGAGCGCGCCGCGACCCTCGATTTCTTCGCGCACGCACGGAAGCACGGGTGGGACACCTACTACATCATGCAGAACGTTCTTCAGGTCGACAAACAGTTGCGTGAGTCGTTCATCGAACAGACCGTGCGACACACGCGATTCGACAAGGTGCGGATTCCCTTCATCGGTTGGTTGCTTGCGCTGCTGTTCGGCGACAAGGCGGGCTATCTGCCGCGCTTTCACCTGGCTGTCGCACGCATGGGCACTAACCCTCAGGAGATGGCTGCGGATCGTGCCACGTACACCGGCAAGGACATTGAGGTCTGCTACGACACGCGTCAGGTCTTCAAGCAGGACTATCCGCACGGGTCGCACTCTGTCTTGTCGCCCTGGCACGTCGAGGGGCGGTTTCTCGCGCCGGAGAAGCTCGGTTTCTGGGCTCAGGCATGGTTAGCCTTCACCAAGCCGCCGAAACCCGCCAAGCGGGCCCCGAAGACCTTCGACCCGGGGTGGGCACGCGTCGTCAGCCTGTGCCGTCAGTTGCCACCCGCCGAGCGGCTTGGCGTGATGGCTCGATACGCGAGGGCAAGCGCGGGCCGGTAG